GTATTCACGCCGAGGACGAGACCATCGTCGACGCCGACCGAGAAGTGAGTCGCCGTCGCCGTGCCGCCCGTGCAGGTCGGGAACTGCACGAGCGCGGCGTTGGTGACTTGGTTGCCGGTCACGGTCCATCCGGATGGATCGCGCGCGACGGCGACCCGCGCGTAGCTGGTGTATAAAATCTCGTTGGTCTGCTGCGTGCTTGGCTCGCCGGGGTTGGCGGAGTGAAGTGCGATCCAGAAGTTGCCTACAGCCGTAGACCCAACAAGACCAGTGGCGTCCCCGATGTTCCCGATGTCAGAGTTGCGGAACAGCAGAAGCAGCAACTCGGTCTCAAAGTCGTCGCTGAACGACACGGCTAGTCCACCGTGACGGTCAGTTGACCCGCCGAGAACTGCGGCTGGATGCCGTTGGAGATCGACAGCGACGACGTGAGCGCGCCCTTGAAGATCAGGTTGCCCGCCCCCGTCGAGTCGGTGCCGATGCCGAAGTGCGTCACCGTCGCGCTGCCGCCGGTGCATTGGGCGAACTGTACGAGCGCCGTGTTGCTGATCGTGCTCCCTGATCGCGTCCAGCCGCCGGCCGTGCGGTTCACCGAGACGCGGGCGTAGCCGGTGTAGCTCGCTTCGCTCGTCGTCTGCGAGCCAGTCTCGCCAGGGTCCGCCGTGTGAAGCGAGATCCAGAACGATCCAGCCGCCGCCGAGTTCTGGAGGCCACTGGCGTCGCCGATGTTGGCCCAGTCCGTGTTGAGGAAGATCAAATCTAGCAAGGCGTGTTCCGCCTGGTTCGTCATGCTCATGGTGTCACCATCCGCTTGGGAAGTATGTGTTGCCGGTGCCGCCGCCGCCGCCGCCGGTGGCGCTCCAAATCCGCATGCCGCCGTCGGCGTCGCGCGTGACCTCGACCTCGACGAAGCCCGGCGCATGGCTGCCGTGGTCGCCGACGACGTTGAGGAAGTCCTTCTGCAACGTGACGCGCTCGGACTGGTCGAACGTCAGCGGCGGTTCGCTGATCGAGCCAGCGGGAACGAGCTGCACGCGGCGGAACCGTCGGGCATAGGCGCGCGCAACGTCGCGCTGCCGACTACGACGCAGCGCCAACGCGGCCTTCGGCTGCTGGCCTGCGGGGTCGTAGCCGAGTTGCCCGACTCCGCTCACTAGATCTCCTCGAAGGTGACCGTGGCCTGCCAGTTCGTGGTTCCCGTCGGCGCGGTAGGCACGCGCATGACGAAGGCCTCGGCGCTCGCGGGGTTGAAGACGATCTCCTCGCCCGGCGCAGGCATCCAGACGTAGCCGGTGAGGTTGTTGAATGCCTCGTCGACCACCGGCGTAAACGCGCCGGCCCCCTCAGAGGTCGAGGCCGTCCCTGCCGTACCTGCTGCACCGGACGTGCCGCCAGTGATCGACGAAGCTGGTGAGGATTCGGCGTGCTTCGCCAACAGCGGCTGCGTGCCGCCGCCGACGTTGACCGCGGTGAGGCCGGTCGCGTACGCGCTCGCCTTGCGGCCGAGCTGCACGCGGATTTGCTCGCTGGTCGCCGTGCCACGCTGCGACAGCGTGCAGCGGACGATTTTGACCGGCGTCGTGGTGTTCGGCCGCAGGGTGACGAGCGTGGTAGCGGCCGAGATGGAGACCGGCCCGGTCGAGATGGTGTAGGTGTTCGCCATGGTCAGAGGATCTGTCGGATGGTCGGGCCGAGGCCGTGTTCGCCGATCTGCTGCACGTCGACGGTGAAGGTGGTCGCTACGCCTGGCGTGTAGCCGTCAGCCTGCTGCTGTGCCGCCGTGTAGTCAATCCACCGGTCGCGGATGGTGTTGGTGCCGGTGCCGCTCGCCGTCAGCGTCAGGACGCGAGCGACGCGCGCCATGCTCCGCGGGAAGCCTGGAGGCAGGTACGAGTAGATGGTGACGCGGTACGCCTCGACGGGCTCGTCCATCGGATGCGGCGGCTGCGTGCCGAGCGGCAGAACGGTGCGCGTGCCTTGCTGCGCGATCGTGATGCGGGCCGTGAGCGTGGTGGAGTTGATCGTCTTGGTCAGCACACGGACCGGCAGCGGCCTCGCGTTGCGCCGCTCGTTGACGAAGTTGATCTGATCCACGTCGTCGAGCGACAGACCGGCCGGGACGATCTTGTACGAGAGCGCCGTCGGCGAGGTCTCGCCGCTGAACTCGCGGTAGAAGACGCGGCTATCCAGCACGACGAGCCGGGTGCCGGCGGTGACGGTCTGACACAGCGGCCGGCCCGCGCCGGGGCTGCTCCACGTGCCTCGGATGCCGCGGCCCCACGTGCCCAGCCGGTACTGGTTGTTGCCCAGCGCCTGCACGGTCAAGAACGCCGCGACCTCGACCGTCCCGTCGGCCTGCACGAGCGCGCACCAGTTCGCGCCGCCCAGTACCTCGGCCAGCGTCCGGCTCTGGAGCTGCGTGCTGGCGTAGGGCGGGAACGTCACGTCGACCGTCTGCACGACCGGCACCAGCGCCGCGGAGGTAGGAGCCTCGATGCACACGCCGCTGGTGAGGTCCGTGTCGAGCGTGCCCACGAGCGCCGGCTGGCCGACGAGGCCCACGTAGTCGTACGTCGTGCCGTCCTGGCTCTCGTAGATCGCTGCGCCGGCCCAGGTGCCGCCTTGGCTGCCGACGGCGATCTTGAGCCCTGGACGGCGGTTTTGCCCTTCCTGCGTGGCCGGCGCGTCCACGATCACCACGTCGAGCGACGGCGTGCTTCCGACGTTCAGCGGCGGCGTGCCCGCGGCCGACTGCACCGGCGAGCCGCCGAGCGCGAGGTCGAGGTCCTCGGCAATGCAGGTCACCGCCACGCGGAAGTCGGAGCCCACGTCGCGCTGGATGATGCGGCCGAGGTGCGCCCGGCCGGCGTCGTCGGTCCACTCCAGCAGGTCCGATTCCAACAGGTGCAGGTAGCACGCCGGCAGCGTGAACTTGTACTGCCGGCGGTTGACCCACGACCGACGCAGCACCGTTGCGGCGAGGTTGGCCGCCTCCTGCCGCGAGAGAACCATCTGCGACAGGTCCAGCTCCTGCTCGTTGGTGTGCTCGACGCCCTCGGGGTTGCGCAGGCCGAAGAACTGGTAGCCGTCCGCGTACTGGTTGTCGGGGTCTTGGTGCCGGACGCCGACCTTCGTCGGCAGATCCTCGACGGCCTGGTCGGTAATCGTCCACTTGTCGTCGGCCGCCGTCTCGCCGTCGAGCCGCGTGCCGAAGTGCGAGAGCGCCGCGCCGTTGTCGACGGCGACGCGATCGGCTTGGCCGAAGTCGCTGAACGTCAGCACGCCGTCCCGGTCCTGCGCCATGATCTGCCCGGCGATGAGGATGGGCTGAATCGCCGTGATGGCCGGCACCGGGCCGCGCAGGTACGCGCCGAGGAACGCGCGCTGCGTGATGCCCGACACGTCCACCGCCGTCGGCGAGAAGTTGCACCGCTCGACGAGGATCGTCTGGATCGCGCGGCCCCAGTCCATCGAGGCGTCAGGGTCGATGACAGCCTCCATGCTCGCCGGCAGGCTGTCGCCGAACTGCGTGGCGAAGAACTGGTCCAGGCCCTGGTAGGCCATGCCGCGGTAGCCGGGCACGTTGCCGCTGCCCTTCTGCGCGACGATGAGCGCGTCCTCGCCCTGTGTCTCGGTGCCGGTGCGGTAGAAGTCGGCAGGCGTGAACGACGGCGGGAAGATGCCGGTCGTTAAGCCTCGGTCGTTGAAGAACTCGACGCGCGCCGGGTTGCTCGCCGAGGTAGTGACTGGCGTAGTTGGCGGAAACGGAAACTGAAACCCGGGGGCCGTGGACGGTGGCCAGCTAGAAAACGTCGCAACGTTGCTTGGAGCTTCCTTCGCCAGAAACACGCCGAAGCCCGTGTACGCCCCTGCGTTGCGCACTTGCAAGGCGTCGAACTGCGAGAACAGCTGCGAAGGCCGTGCATTGGTCGAGCTGCTAACGACCAGTTGTCCATTCCATGTTCCAGCCCCTGGGAACGGGGGCGTAATAATCGGAACCGTCCAAGTGCCTTCACCGAACAGCACGTTGTCTACGCGCCGGATCGTCGCAGGCGCAAAGGCATTGCCAGCGGTCGCCGCGATGCCTGCGAGGCTCTGCCCGCTGTATTCCCGCAGCTCGATGTAGCTCGGCGTGGTGCTGTGGCCGACGACGGCGGTGACCTTGAAGAAGCCCGTATTGATGTTCGCGCCCGCCGTCTGCACCCAGTCGAGCAGCTCGACGGCATCGTTGACGGCGAACAGGTTGGCGAAGTCGTTGTCGAGCGTGCTGCTAGCCGTCAGCCGGATGCGAGGGCCGGCGACGATCTCCAGCGTCATCCGCGACGACGTGACGCCGATGATATTGCGCGTCGTGTAGATCAACTGCTTGCCGTTGCCATACAGCGCCCGCATACGCAGCGTCGGGCGGTCGTTCAGCGCGACGGCGGCGTCGAAGTAGACCTTGCGCTGTTGAACGCCCGTGCCGGCCTTGTTGCCGTTGTTGGCGGTCGTCTCGCGGACCTTGGTGTCCTGCCAGAGCACATGCGTCGGCACGCGCACGCGCGCACCGATCGCCCACACGCGCGGAGCGCCGGCGATGTTGCTGCCGACGGGCACGTCGAGCAGCCGCGGCGACTTCGCGTCCTCGCGCTTCTTCCCTTGGAGCGCGGGCATGATGTAGTACGAGTCGATCAGCGCCGCGCCGATGCCGACGGCCCAGCCGACGACAGGGACCGCCGCGAACAAGCCGGCCGAGGTTGCTGCGCCTGCTGCTGCGCTTGCCATCAGTCGATCCCCCGTATGCGCCAGTACGATTCCACGGCACCGGGCCACGGCACCAGCCGCACCGCTTTGCCCTTGCCCCAGGCGTGGACGACGAGCGGCGTGCCCGTCTCGTCCTCGCCGACCGGAACGACGACGTGCCGCGCCTGCCGGCCGGCGTAGACCTGCCACAGATGCGCGCGCGCCGGCTCGAACACGCGGTCGCAGTACGCCATCAGCCCGCCGGCGAGCTGGTCGCCGCCCGGCAGAAGGCCGTAGCTCGCTGTCGCCGGCAGTTGCAGTCCGCACGCCACCGCCGCGGCCCACGGCACGCCGACGCAATCCAGCGCGCCGCCGATGGTCCGGCCGCCATGGCCGACCTGCGTGCCGATGCACGAGCGCACCGCTGCCAGGAACTGCGCGCGCGGGATCATTGCTCCTCCGGCGGTTCGATCATCTGCTGAACCGACGGCGCGTACGGGTCGCCGCCGAAGTTGAGCACGTTCTGGAACTTGTCGCGGCAGGTGCCGAGCAGGCCGTCGCATCCGACCTGCACGATCGCGTAGTGGCTCGTCGTGATGTCGTACGGCGTCGGCAGCAATAGCACGATGCGCCGGTCGTTCTGCCGGTAGTCCGCGATCGGGAACGTCCTGCCGATGTTCGGGCCGTTGGTGAACAGCACCGAGCCGTCGCGGAACCACTGGTCCACAAGCGCGCCGTCGATGCCGTTAACGACGAATTCGAAGCGCCCCCGCGTCACGCCGGAGACCTGGAAGCCGCGGCCGAGGCGGTAGCCGATCGTGTTGGCCGGCTGCGTCGTCCAGCCCTCGTCGAGCAGCAGCTCCGTGGCGGTGTTGCTGATGACGCGGCGGAACTGGCCCGCGCCGGTTGTGACGGCACCATTGGGCGTCGTGGTGACGTACCACTGCTGCGTCGTCGTGCTTTGGTACTGGTTCGGCGTCCAGCTCCGCGTGCTGTCGACGATGCTGTCGATGCCGACGGTTGTTGCGACCGCCGCCGTGGTGCTGGTCTCTGCGGCGTTGATCTGCGTCCAGGTGCTCACGTCCTTCTTGCAGAACGGCCCGCCCAGGCGGTACTGGCACTTGGTCGTGAAGAAGCCGCCGAAGCGGCCCGCCTGCGGGCGCTGGAGCTGCTGCGCGCGGCCCTCAAGCGTCGCGGTGAAGCTGGCACCCGTGCGCGTGATCTTGCGAATCCAGCGACGATGCCGCGCGAACACGACATCCGGCTTGCGCCAGTCAAGCAGCACCTGCCGGACCTCCGCGCCGAGGAAGTTCTGCGCGTCGAGGTCGCTGGTCGTGATGTTGATCTCATCCACGATGCCGGCGGCGTCCTGGTCGCCGCTGCGGAGGCCCGACTCGCGACGATCGGCCGACAGCGAGCCCATGACGATGGGGCGGTAGAGCCGGCCCTCGAACGTGAGCTGCCGGTCGTGGTCCGTGAACGCCATCTCTACGCCATCGGTGCGCGTGATGAGCATGCAATGCGCGATGGTCTTGGAGTGCTGGTAGCGCAGGCTTTCCAGCGCCTCGGTTCCTGGGCGGGTCGTCACAGCGTCACCTGCGAGCCGAACAGAGTGACCGTCCCGACGATGGTCAGGGACACCGAGGACAGCCGGCGCGTGCTGTTGCCCGCCGCTCCACCGGCCGCGCCGTTGCCGACGCCGGCCACGTTGCTGTTTTGGCCGCTCGATCCCACCGCGCCGCGTGCGCCGCCGTTGCCGCCGGTGGCTGCCGTGGCGTTCGGCACGCCGCCGAGGCCGCCAAACGTCAGGCTGCCCGGCTGGCCCGCCGAGGACTGGTCGCCGCCGATGGCAGGACCGCCAGCGCCACCGGGAGCGCCAGCACCGCCGCCGCCAGCGCCGCCGAAGAAGTCCACGCCATTGCTTTGCCGCCGCGCGCCGCCGCCGCCACCACCGCCGCCGCCTGCGATGATCGGCGCGTTGGGGGCGCTCGCCCCGATGATGACCGTGGGCACGTACACGTCGAGCCCGTGGCCGCCGGCGCTGCCTGCGGTCATGCCGGTTCCGTTGGTCAACATGCCGTTGCCGCCGTTGCCGCCGCGGCCGGAGAACATGCTGCCGTTGGCCATCTCGATCAGGCAGGTCGAGCCAGCCGGCCATGGGCCAGTGTCGACGCTGGCCTGCTGCGACGTGCCGCCGCCCAGCACCACATCGCGCCCGACTCGCACCGTCAGCGCAACGGGTCCCTGCCGGCTCGTGTAGCCGTACTGCCGCTGCGCATCTCGACGGAAGTTGGTCGGGGTGTCGCGGTTGCCGGTGTAGTCGAGGGTCAGGGGCGTTCGCAGCGCGTTCAGGTTGCCGCTGATCGCGTTCGGGAACAGCAGCGTCCCTAGCTGCCGCCAAGACCCATCCGGCAGCAGGTAGAACTCGGCCGACTGCTGCACGCCGACGCCTGCGAGAGCAACGCCCGTGCTGGTCTGCACGTCGATGAAGTTGGGGCCGAGGTTGACGACGGTGACCGACGGCATGCAGCCAAGCGTCGACCGCGCCGACTCCGGCAGGCGGAACACGCGGCCGGAGCCGGTCGGACGCACAACGTAGAGCCGCGCGCGGCCCGGCCCGTTGTCCAACTGCGCGCTGTACGGCGAGTTGCCCGCCGTGATGGTCACGTCGAGCGCGCCGCCGCGTTGCTCCTCGAGCGCCGTCATCAGTAGGCCACCCAGTTGTAGCTGTTGCCCGTGCGCACGAGCCCGACGCGCGTGACCGACAGGCCCGTAAGCGTCGTGACCGTCGCGCCAACGTCGTCGCGCAGCGTGATGGACGCCGAGACGCTGGTGTTGATCAGCGTGAACACGTGCGGCCCGGACGCCTGATAGGTCGGCACCGGCAGGAACAGCGACAGGCCCGCAGCGCCAGGCGCGAACGTGATGAGCGCGCCGTCATTGAAGGCGATGCGGTAGCTGGCGTTGATCGTGCCCAGCGCCCTGCCGCCGCCGTTCTGCCACCGCTCGGGCCACTCGACTTCGGACAAGACCTCCTGCACGTCGAGCGCGGCGAGACTCCACTGGTCGAAAGCGTCGGCTTGTAGCCGCGTCCAGCGGTCCACGTCGAGCGAGAAGCGCACCGGCACGTCGAACAGGAAGCCGGCCGTCACGACGACGCCAGCGCCAGGCGCAGTGGCGAACGTAAGCTGGCCGACGCTGTTGACCGTGAAGGCCGTGGTCGGCGTGCCGTTCAACGCCGCTACCACCGTGCCGGACACCGGCAGCGTGATGGTTCGCGGGTACTCGTTCGGCCCGCCGACCTCGTAGCGCTTGATAAGCTGGAACGTGACCGCCGTGCCGTTGCCGGTGCCGAGGATCACGTCGAGCGTCGTCGGCGTCGCCTGCCCGTCGCTGGCGCTGCTGTAGTCGCTCCAGTCCTTGACCCGGAAGCTGTGCAGCGCGCCGCGGCGAGCCAGCGCGAAGGCCTTGAGCGTCTGCGCCTCGGTGCTGCTCTGTAGCTCCTTGCGCAACGACAGCCGGTGCAGGCCCTGCGCCTGCCGCGCGACGCGGAACTCGTGTCCGCTGGCCGTCTGCTGCACGATCGTCGCGAAGCCAGCGCCCATGCCGCTGCCGTACTGGAAGTCGCTAGGAAGGGACACGTCGTGGAACGCCATGGCTTAGCCTCCGCCCGGCGTCGCGCCGGTGTTGCTCTTGACCTGCGTCGGTGTGCCGCCGGCGACCGCGCCGACGACGCCGCGGAAGATCGACGCGCCGACATCCGACAGACCCTGGCGCGCGATGCTGGCCACGATCTGCTGGAAGGCTTGGCGGACGCTGGTCGTCTTGAGCAGCACGTCGGCAAACGCCGCGCCGACCGTGCTGCCGATGTTGGCCGCATAGTCGGCCGCTTGGCGGATGTTCTCCGCGACGCGCTCCGACTCGTCGGCCGCCGCCTGCGCAGCCGCAACGCGCCGCTCGTCCTCGCGCGCCATCTCCGCCGCCATCTGGTAGTCAGGCTCCGGCCCGATCGCCCCACCGGGGTAGTACCCGCCGGGCATGTCGACGATGCCGCGGGTGTCCATCTGCTGCCGCAGGCGGTCATTGAGGATGCGCAGCACCTCCTGAGTTTGGCCCGCCGACAGTTGCACGTCGGGGAAGCCCGGCTCCGTGTAGCTGTAGGGCTGCATCATCTGGAGCCCAGGCACCGCACGCATGCCGGTGCGGGCGACGCCGCCGGTCTGCATGTAGTAGCTGGCCGGCCCCCGCTGCGAGGCGGTGCCGAACTCTGCCAAGTAGTTGGCCGCGAGGTTGCCGTAGCCGAACTCGCCAAGCGTCTGGAAGTTGATGCCCTGCCCGCTGGTCTGGGCCTGCTGCACCATCCCGAACACGTCGCGCTGCTGCTGCGCAAGGTCCGGGGTGTAGGGCACGCCAAGGTAGGCGGCCGTCCGGGCGTCGAGCTGCGCCTTGCGGAAGCTGTTACCGAGCTGGTCGTAGGCGTCGGCGGCCTTCTGGGTCTCCGAGCCAAACAGGCTCATAGCGCCGGCAATCGCGCCGACCGCAGTAGCCAGCGTCAAGATCGGGTTGGCCCGGACGATCGCGCCGAGGGTCTGTAGCACCGTGCCCACGCCGCCGACCTGCCCGCGCAGCTCGCGGAAGTCCTGCGCCGTCTTGCCGACTTCGAGCAACAGCCGCGAGGTGTTGAACAAGCCGGCCTGCACGTTCAGGTCGGCGAACGCCTTGGCCGTCT